AAATTACTCCAGAAACTGATAGATCAACTTTAAATCTAGACAGCTTTGTTGTTAAGATTGTTGAATTAGATGAGGATGCCGGTGATTACTGGTACGGAGATTATACTACAGGCGAAGTTAGATCTAGAGCCGATAAGCCTGTAATCACCGAATCATATGTAAAGTATAATACTAACGTATCTATACTCAACGAATATCCTATACATAAACAACTTAATATAATAATTGATATGTTAGATAGAAGCGAGATCGCAAAAACGTCTGAATTTACAGCTCTTAAAGAGTTTTTAGAAGCTGCTAAACAGAATCATAGAGAGCAAATTGCGTCGTATTCGGCAAATGCCGCTGCTTTTACATTTGTTTCTGAAGCCGAAGAGAGAGAAATTATAACAAAAAAGCAGAATTTTGAATAAACAGTCTGCGATAAATACAGTGAATTGGACGAACAACTATGACATACCGCGTAGACAGATATAACGGAACTTTTTTAACGAATGTTGCTGACGGCACCATCGATAATACTACGGATTTAAAATTTGTAGGCAGGAACTATACAGGCTACGGCGAAGTACAAAACGAAAATTTTCTTCATTTATTAGAAAATTTTGCTAACACAATACCGCCATCTAAGCCAATCTTAGGACAGATATGGTTTGATTCTGTTAATAAAAAATTAAAATTCTACGATGGAACAAAATTTAAAGTAGCCAGTGGTGCTGAAATAGCGTCAACGCCTCCTCCAGGACTAACAGCAGGCGATTTATGGTTTGATACTAATACTAATCAATTATCAGCTTGGAACGGGTCAAGCTTCGTGCTAATTGGACCTCAGAGTGCTCCAGGATTTGGTACTTCACAGATTGTTACTCAGGTTGTAAAAGATTCCAATAACACCAGTCATGTTATCCTACGTGCTGTAGTTGGCGGAGTTACCACAGCTATTTTCAGCAATGATGACGATTTTACTTTATCAACTTCAAATAACATAGCAGGTTTTTCAGAAACAGGACGACAAGTTAAAAAAGGTGTTACTTTAAATTCTGTAAATTCTACAGGTGTAAGTACCGGTCAAGTATTTTGGGGCACAGCTAGTGATGCTCTTAAACTAGGTGGCGTATCTCCGTCTAATTATATTCGTTCAGACATTGAAGGCGGATTTAATAACACTATTGGGTTCCAGGCAGGTTTAACTGTTGGAACTAGTACAAGAAAAGACCTTAAAATTTATGTAAATTCATCTGTTGGCCAACAACCGATTATTGAAAATCAAATTAATGGTCAAATTTTAGTTAGAATAAGTGCTGGTGGTTCAAACGTCGATAAAGACGATATGATGATATTTTCTAGGCAGATATATGACGTTGCCGATCCAGACTCGGAATTTTGTATTTTACCTGGGTCTACATCAAAGTATAATCTAGGTTACAGTGGTAAAAGATGGAATAAAATTTACGCTAATCATCTATTTGGCGATGTTGAAGGAAATGTAACAGGAAATAGTACTGGTGTACACAAAGGCAGCGTTAGAGACAATTCAAATGTTATTTCTTTTGATGCTGACACAAGAACATTTTATGGAAGATTCGAAGGCGAATTTGCCGGTCCTATTGTAGGTCAAGCTTCTTCGGCTATCAGTGCTACTAGATTACAAGTAGGATCTAACATTTATAACCCTAGTGAGTTGGCCCTTCCTGGTTCGGCATCAATACCAATTAGAACTTCAATAGGAACTATCAGTGCTGTATTGTTTAACGGTACATCAACTAACAGTCAAGCAATCGAAGGAAGATTACCGTCTGTAGAAAAAGATCCTGATACTGTAGTACTTAGAACAGCAGGAGCGGATATAAATGCTAGATTTTTTAACGGTACGTCTACTAGTTCTAGATACGCTGACTTAGCTGAAAAATACCTCGCAGATAAAGAATACGCTGTAGGCACAGTAGTAGCAGTAGGCGGAGAAGCAGAAGTACGGGAAGCACAATTTGGAGATAGAGCCATAGGCGTTGTTTCAGAAAACCCTGCGTTCAGAATGAATGAGGATTTAACAAACGGCACATATATAGCATTAAAGGGAAGAGTTCCAGTCAAAGTTACTGGATCCATTAGGAAAGGAGACAGATTGGTAGCTGCTAATAACGGATGTGCTATTCATGCTAGTTTCCATCAGTACCCAGATGTTTTTGCTATTGCTCTAGAATCTTCAGATGATGTAGGAACAAAAATAGTAGAAGCTTTAGTATTATAAGGAAAAAAAATGCCGACAATTACGCCGGGTGTAACACCAATATCGTTTAGCGATTGGGACAATTTATATAACACATTATTAGGTATCATTGGACCTATCGCTGTAGATAATACAGGAAAACCATTAAACTCATCCAAAGGTGTGGGTTACGGACTAACTTCGGCATTCTTAGCTTCGGCACCTTACCCTTTTACTAAAATTATTTCTACAATTACTAGAGCTAATCCGGGAGTAGTTACCACATCAACAAACCACGGATTCGCAAACGGTGATATCGTATTTCTTTCAGGATTACCGGGGCTTTGGGCTAGCGAAGCAGCAGGGCTAGAAGGACAATACTTTGAAGTTACAAGTGCTACATCAAACACTTTTTCCCTTAAAGACTCACAGTTGGACGGCTTAGGATTGCCACCGTACCCGTCAAATAACGGAACAGTTACTCAACCTATAGTACATAAAAGCCAATTTGACAGAATTAAAGTAGATCTTGATGCTGTATATCAACACATTTTTGGAATTAATTCTGGAGCAAGTGTATATAATCAATATTATACAGGTATAGATACAGCCTTATCTAAAAAATTAGTTTTAAAAACATATGAATCTGTACTGATAGCTACTAGAAGCCAAACATCCAACTGGGGTGACGGTGCCTCTGGTATCGATGCTACGTTTACAGTAACGTGGCCTGATGAGTTGAAATTTTTTCAATATTGGAATACTGGCGGATATTTAAAATTTAGTATTATTATTTCTAACCAAACAACCACAGGGGCTCAGAACAATAAGGAAGTGGCATGGACAAGTCTAATAAACAATAACTTTCCTATGTATTATACGGGATTTACTAAAGCGGTCATGGGCTACGACTCAACAACTTTTATTGAAAACAGAACATCTGATACAAATAATTTTACAGAAGAAGGAGCATTCACTTCATCTACGGCTGGATTTACACAAATTTATCTAAAAAATTCAACTACTAGTCCGTATACATCAAACTACATTCGCATGGAACACTTTAGAGTAGTAGGTCAACCAAACGCAATTCAATTTAATTTGTTATTACAAGACCAGGTTTCAAATGCTTTTACTTCAGGTGTAACAGCAGATATAACATTCAATATTAATGCTGTCTATACCAAAACTCCAATCCCTCTCGGATGGGATCCTTCTACACAGATTACCTGTTCATTCACTAATACCCTATAATCCAGTTAGCTCGGCATATATAATTTGTCGAGCTAAACTATGGAAAAATCTCTTGAACTTATAATTAAAAAATCTGATAGATTATTATCAGCTAAAATCAAACGACAGACTCTTAAGGAGAGGTTTGATGCTGATATTACATTTGGATATAATGGTGGAATTTTTAAAGTTGATCAGCAGCTGATAACTTATACGAATTTCTTATTATCTTTAGACAAACAACATAATGTAATACTATTAGATATCAATCAAACACCTATTGTAATAGACGATCTATCTAAATTTCAAAAAGATATTTTAGAAAGATATTTTATGGCACTGGGGCGATACAATGCCGGATACCAAGATTTAAAAAATGGATAAAGGTATAGTAATATTTGGTCATAATTCTAAAGATATAGATTATGTTAAATTATCTGATATGGCAGCAGGATATGCTGTAAAAAAATTAAATGTTCCTGTAACACTAATTACTGATCATAAATCTGTAACCAATAGTCAATCCAAATTAAAAAATATAGATAATCTTTTAGTTGTAGACAGGCCACCTAGTGTCAATACAAGACAACTTCTAGGGCAGCATATAGATTTTATCAATACCAACAGACATCTAGCTTTTAAATATTCTCCGTATGATCGTACCTTATTAATTGATTCAGATCTTTTTATCCTTACAGATAGATTAAACGCATACTGGAATTCAGATAAAGAATTTTTAATAACCGAAGGAATGATTCCGATTGGTGATCGATTATCTTCAGACACTGTAAAATTATCACCAACAACTATAACTATGCGGTGGGCTACAGCTATCATGTTTTCTAAAACTGACACAGTTGAAAATATTTTTAAAGTAGTAGAATATGTTAAAGAAAATTGGTTTTACTTTATTGATCTTTACAATTTGCCCCCTACTAGTTTTAGGAATGATTTTGCTTTTACCATAGCCAATCATATTGTTTACGGATTCTTGCCCGCAGATAATTTTTTACCAAGTCCTATGATGGCACTAGAAAATTTAAAAGTTAAACAATTTAATAACGATAATATTGTTATTGACAAATACACTATTGATACTGATGTTCATATTATGGACAAATTTAGTTTACAGGATAGTATATATGAATAATGATTTTGGTTATCTAATTATAATTTCTAAAAGTCAAACTCATAGGTACGATCTGATGGCAGTATTATTGGCTCAATCTATAAAACGTACTCAAAAACAGGGATATGATAAGATAGCTTTAGTAACAGATGATCAAGATAAATTATCATGGTTTAAAGGTATGCCTTATTTTGATTCTGTAATTTTTTGGGATAAAAAATCACACTGGGACGGCAGGTCTTATATGGACGAATTGTCACCTTGGAAATTTACAGTATGTTTAGATACTGATATGATTTTTTTCCGCGATACCAGTCACTGGGTTGATTATTTTATTAGAGAAAATTATCTATATGTTGCTAATAAAGTTTTACAATATAATGGTGAGCTAATGACTAACGATCATTGTAGAAAAACTTTTACAGACAACAATCTTCCTATGCTTTATTCTGGTTATACTTTTTTTGCTAAAAATGAAAAATCTAAAGATTTTTTTGACTTAGGTAGGACAATAATAGAAAATCCTAAAGAATTTAAGAATTTCTTTCTTTATAATAATATTCCTGAAGTTGTAGGTACAGACGAAGCATTTGCTCTAGCTGCTAAAATTTTAGATATAGACAACGATATATCCTATCCTTTAGAATTTCCAAGATTTACCCATTTAAAATCTATATTACAAGATGAAGTCACTGGAACAATTAAAGATGATCTTGGATATTACTTTAATGAAAAAATTTTTAAAATTGGAATTTTTAATCAAATAGATATTTTACATTATTCTGATAAAGATATTGACATTAGTACTTTAATACAATCTTACCAAGATGAATTTTTAAAGAATATGAAGGTCAGTCATGAATAATCTTTACATTCTTTTTGATATATTATCAGGAACCATTATAAAGGTATCATCTACAGAAATAGAAAACGATCTTGATTCAAGACAATCTATAAAAGTAGACCAACATATCTTAGATCACTTAAATGAAAGTAACTCTTTTGAAAGGTTATTTACGGATTTTAAAGCCTTCATAACAGATAAAGGCCTACGTATTGTTGATCAACGTAAAACCACTGCCGATAAAACTTATAATAAATTATTACCTATACCATATATGCAGATCTTAAACTAGAAATTACCAGTTTAGAAAATAAACCAGTATTAAAAATTAAATTATTAGCAGAAAAAGATATTCGGTTAAATCCTTACAAGAATAAAACCTATATACATCTAACAGAAAAAAATGACGTTAATGGTCATTATCAAACTTTTGAAATTGATCTCAATAAGTTTGATGATGAAATAATTTTTGATATTGATCGTTGCGATTATAAAAAATTATTTGCCAATCAAATTAGTTTTTATCATCGTAAAAAATGAACATAGTGTATACAATTATATGAAAACATCTGATCTAGATATTATTTTTATTTCTTATGACGAACCTAACGGAGATTTTAATTATGCTGATCTCTGTAATAAAGTTCCTTATGCTAAACGAGTTCACGGAATTAAGGGCAGCGATAACGCTCATAAAGCTGCGGCAGAGTTAGCTGAGTCTGATTGGTTTGTTACAGTCGATGGAGATAACATAGTTGATGATAAATTTTTTCATATAGAAATAAATGAAACACCAACTATACAAGTGTACGGCTGGTCTGGAGAAAATATTATTAACAATCTACGCTATGGCAACGGTGGATTAAAAGTTTGGAAAAAAGATTTTGTTTTGAATATGCGTACCCACGAAGCAGCTATTGAATCTAAAGCACAAGTTGATTTTTGCTGGGAAGAAGGTTATTTAAATCATCCTACAGTTTTCAGTAAAACTGTTATAAATTCTACACCATTCCAGGCATGGAGAGCAGGCTTCCGCGAAGGTGTAAAGATGTTGTTGAAAGACGGAGTAAAGGTCGATAGTACAGCAATTACTAATCAAATATACTGGCACAATCTACATAGATTAAAAATTTGGTCTTGTGTTGGCGACCATGTTGAAAATGGTATCTATGCGATGCTTGGTGCTAGAGCAGGAAGCTATATGACTTATTGTACTGATTGGAATCACATAGAAGTTAGAGACTTTGAATGTTTAAAAAACATATACGAAGAACAGTATGCTGGCATTGAAGGTAATAGAAATCAAATTTTAGAAAAGTTAGAATTTTTATCTTTTGAAATCCAAGCAGGCATCGGGTTACAGTTAACTACTTTTGATGCTGATCAAAGTAGATACTTTACTGATCTGTATGCTGAAACAGTAGCACTAGGGCAGACATACTATAATAAGGATCCTGTGTGGAAAAGTTCTTTTTAAGTTATGATGATCCTAATCTAGCTGAAAATTTTTTAGTAGCTAGATCTAAAATAAACGATCTTAATCTTTTTACTACAAAAGAGGGTATAGCTAAATCTCATAAACTCTGCGGTGACCAATCTCTAACAGACATGTTTTTAGTCATAGATTCGGACGCTTATCTGCTTGATAGTTTTAGAATGTCACAAGTCTACGACAGTATCAATGAACCTAATAAGATGTATATTTTTTCTGCTAGAAATCCCATAAATGATTTAGAATACGGGCACGGTGCTATAAAAATATTTCGAAAATCTTTTTTTACTGATGCAGAAGTCGTTGATTTTTCTACAAGTTTTTTTGGTAAGATCGAACATGTAAACTTAACTTTAAATATACATCGTTTTAATTCTAGTGAATTTCATACTTGGCGTACAGCATTTAGAGAATGTGTAAAGCTGTCGTCCTCTGTAATTAAAAATAGAAATAAGTATGATGACGAATATAGGTTAGAAACTTGGTGTGAAAAAGCCAACGGAAATGATTTTTCTCAGGAATGTCTAAATGGTGCTCGAGAAGGTAGGGAGTATGGTTACAGATTTAAACACAGTGTTGATGATCTAAAAAAGATAAATGATTTTAATTTTTTAAAAGAACAATATGTTTTGGCAACGAGACCCGAATAAAAAGTATATTAAGATTGCTAATCAATTAGACAAAACAGGTAAAGGTTTTTGTCTAGCTAAATGGCACATGGTGACTATTCATCTTCACACAGGTGACAATCACAGTTGTTATCATCCGTCTATGCATAGAGTTAGTGTTGACGAAGTTAACGATAATCCCGCAGCATTACACAACAGTAATTACAAAAAACAGCAAAGAAAATTAATGTTAGAGGGAGAACGTCCTTCAGAATGTAGTTATTGTTGGGCGTTAGAAGACCTAGGACAAATTAGCGATAGACATCTAAGAAGTTGGGAATTTGAAAATACTATGCCTAGCATTAACCAGGTAAAAAATTTACCATGGGATGCTGATGTTTACCCTAGATATATGGAATTAAGTTTTGGATCAGAATGCCAAATGAAGTGTATGTATTGTGCTCCAACTATTAGCAGTGCGTGGGAAGGTGAGATTAAAAAACATGGAGAATATCCTTTACAATATTTGCCCAACCGCAGACAGTATTCAATAAATCCTAAAGCAAGAACTGTATATAAAGAGGAAAATAATCCTTACATTGATGCGTTTTGGAAATGGTTTCCCGAATGCTACAAAAATTTAGAGACTCTTAGAGTCACTGGTGGCGAACCATTATTAAGCACAAACTTTATAAAGATGCTAGATTATATTGAAAATAATCCAAGGCCAGATTTACAGTTTGCTATTAATAGCAATATGAGTGTACCCCAACGTAATCTTGATAAATTTATTCATCGTGCTAAATCGTTAAAAGAAAATAAAAAAGTAAAAGAAATAATGCTTTATACTAGTGTTGATACTTGGGGCAATCAAGCAGAATATATTAGGAATGGTTTAGATTTAGTTCAGTGGGAAAACAATATTCATAGGTATCTAAACGAAGTTCCAAATAGCAAATTAGGTTTCATGATAACTGTAAATCTTTTAAGCATTTACAATTTTGAAGAATTATTAGATAAAATATTAGAGTTGCGTAAAAAGTATAACACTCGCTTTAACAGAAGAATACAAATTGATACTCCCTATCTTTTAGAACCACCACATTTAAGTCTTCAGATAGCCAATGATGATCAAATTAACCGACTGTATAAAGCTGTTGAATATATGTCAACACAAGTTGATAATTTAAGTTATAAACAATTTGATAGCACAGAATTATCTAAATTTCAGCGTGTAGCTAAATGGGCAGAAGATAATAGATACAGTCAAGATCTATTGCCTACTTTAAGAAAAGATTTTGTTTCTTTTGTCGATGAACATGATAAGAGACGAGGAACGAACTTTTTAAGTACGTTCCCCGAAATGGAAAGTATTTACAATCAGTGGAAAGTTACTGATTAATAAAATCTTTAGTTAACGGAAATATTTCAGCAATTACTCTAGCACAAGCAATAGCAACTTCTTGATGTTCTAGTTGTGTGCCATTAGCACTACGTAATTCAATAAAGTGAATCCAGCTACGTAGTGTACCATTCATATATAATCGACTTTCTGTAAGGCCTTCTGGTAGCACAGCACGAGCTTGCTCTTTAGCTATGCCTCGAGCGATAGCCCATTGATAGGCACTTCGGGCGTAGTCAATGACCTGCTGTTGTTGATGTTCCCAATCTCTTTGTAGGCGTTCATCATCTGTTTGGATACTATTTTGTCTGTTTTTTGTGTCTTGAAGTCTAGCTTCTCTTGTAACGAACGCCAAATCTTGAGTTGGGTCAGCATAGCGTTGACTGAACTCTTGGAAACTAAAACTTCTGTGTCGCAAGATTTGTCTTGCGATATCTCTTGTGGTTGTGATTTCAATACAGGCTGAGACCATTTCGAGTGGGCTCCAGTGTTGGTGTTTGACCAAGTATCTGATGAGTTTCTCTGATGTTTCGGTGTTAAGTTGGTTGCTGGGATTGCTGACACGGGCACAATACGCAATGAGTTCCTGTGCATCCGAGATGCCCATGTCTCTAAATTCACCTGTTGGCTGGGAATAGGATAAAAGTTTAACATTCATTTGTCACCTAATATATTTTTTGTTATTTTTAAAACGTCTTGTTTAAGCCTATCAATATCGACTTGAAAATTGATAGTTACGATTTCTTCTTGAAAGTCTTTTATACCTTCAGAAAGTCTTTCCAAAATATCGTCCTCGTCAACTAAATCTAGTTGTTCCGGAACATCTATTTCCCAAACTCTGCCATCCTGAAATGTTAGCTCGACGCCATGAATATACTTAATGGGCATTGAGCTCATGTATATCTCTTCAAATACTTCAGGCCATTCTTTTATAACATCTTTTGGTGGCTTAAAGTATTTTTTAGGCACTAGCTTCTTCTGATACCTTTACTGTCTTTTTCTTTGGCGGATCTAGGTCGTCTGCTTGCTTACGTAGTCTTGCAGCTTCTTTATACATAGCATCTGCTTGACTTCTGTAAGATTTAGCTAGATCAGTATCAGAAAGCACACCGGCATTGTCTTGTGCTACAGGAGCAGCAGTTTCCATCAAATCTTTTACTTTTGCTACTTCTTTAACTTCAGATTTAGCAGGACCGTCAGTAATAGCTAGATCTTCTACCTTAACCCCTCTTTGCTCTGCGATTAGTTTGTTTAACTCATCTAAGGGCATTATTGTAGTTGGGTTTGGAGTCATCTCTACATCTTTAGTTGCTACTTTAACTAAATTTCTACCTTGATGTAGGGCTGGTAGCATTGGTTTACCATCAGCAAAATAACGGATCGAAAGGATTTCTCCGAATTCGAATGTATCTTGTGCCTGTTGACTTTCGACTAGATCGATAATTGAATTATGATAACTATCGTCGAGACCGGAAGTTCCGACTACGAGGCAATGATCTGGATCATTGGGTAATGTTTTGAAAACTACAAGGACTTTGGCCTTGTTGCTCTTCATACGACCAAGATGTTTTAAATTAACCATTTTCTTTTTGTCCTTCTGGTTTTGGTGTTACACTGTCTAAGAACGATGCTAATCTGTTATAAACCTTTCCAACAGATTCCATCTCTGCTGCTTTAAAAGCACCTCGCTGTGTAGCAACATCAACAATGGTGCGTAACGCACCTAGGTCATTAATAGTAAGCTCTGGAGCTTTGGTCTCTGGCTGTTGCGGCTGAGCCTGGTCTTGTTTCACTTCTTCTGTCATCATATTCTCCTAAAATGCGGACATGCTAACATAAAATAAGTTAGCTCTTTATCATCTTCAAATCCTAAGGTAGCACTACTGTTATCCGAATTTTGAACAAAGCAGTATCTTCCTTTTAATTTGTATTTTACCCAATCCTCTAGATCAGTTTCAAACACCTGATGTTTAACTTTGATCTTGGCAAAATGCGGAGGAATCCAAGTTAATGATCGTTTGTTTAGAACATCTAAGGGATTAAGATTCATGATAGTATTTACGGGGATGAAATAAAAGCTGAGTTATTCTTGGCTCATTCGTTGGCTTAACGCCTTGCCGTAACCCAATTTTCGGATATCACCAGAAAACAAATAAAGCTCAAACGCAGCTTTTTCGGTTATTACTGTAATATCTTTCTTAGTTATATAATACGGGCTTTCAATGAAATTGTCAAGCCATACAAGTATTTGTGGAGTGATTGTAATTTCTTTTGGAAATTTAATTGTGTAGGTTTTGAGTTCAGCGGTTTCGGTAATAAAGTTGATGCCTTCTTCAGTTAGCCTGAGGCCTCCACTATCTT